ATTAAAGATGCTGTAAGAATAACAAATGACTCAACTTATTATCAAATAAAAGAAGTTCCTAATGGCTATTATGAGTTAATATTTGGTGATGGCCTATCAAGTGGGAAAGCACCTGTTGCAGGAAATAAAATAGTAGTTGATTACCTTTCAGCTAAAGGAACAGCCGCAAACGGAGCTGCAACATTTACTACAAATGTAGCATTAAGCGTAAGTGGTAGTTCATATCCACTAAGCGCAACTACAAGTTCTGCTTCAGCTGGAGGAGCATTTAAAGAATCTATAGAATCAATAAGAAGAAACGCTCCAATTGCTTTTAGTTCTCAAAGAAGATTAGTAACGGCAGAAGATTATAGAGCTCAAATTTTAGCTAATTATGGTTCTTATCTAGATGACGTAATTGCATGGGGCGGTCACGACAATGTACCACAAGTTTATGGAAGAGTTTATGCTGGACTAAAATTTAAAAATAACATAGACGCAGCAACTCAAACACAAGTTAAAGACGATATTATAACTGAACTATCAAACAATTTATCTATCATGTCTATAGATCTTGTTTTTGCAGATGCTATAACCACTAAACTTGAACTTTCTACATTTTTTAACTTAGATCCAGACTTAACAAGTTCAACGTCTCAATCTGTTGAAAATCAAGTAAAAAGTACAATCAATTCTTTTTTTAATACTAACTTAAAAAAGTTCAATAAAGTTTTTAGAAGATCTTCTTTACTAACTGCTATTGATGCTTTAGATGTTGCGATATTAAATTCAAGAATGGATGTCAAGATGCAGAGAGAACAGGCTATAGACATAGGTCAATCTTTAACTTACACTATAAACTTTCCAGCAACTATAGCACAACCGGATGATGTCAATAGAATACTAACTACTTCACTATTTACTTTTAATGGAAAAACGTGTTCAATACGAAATGTTTTAAATTCTAATAAATTACAAATAGTTGATAATGATGGAACAATACAAATTGATAATATAGGAAGTTATGAAGCTTCAACTGGTACAGTTTCTCTTGTTGGTTTTAATCCTACAGCTTTACAAGGGCAGTCACTTCAAGTAAGTGTAGTTCCGGCTAATCAAAGCACTATAAGACCATTACGTAATTTTATATTAGATATAGATAACGTAAAATCAATACCAGTAGCTCAATTAGACTTTCAAAATACTTTAGTAACATTGTAACATGGCAATACCGTTTTATCACAATAGAAGACCAAAGAACTTTCAAAATAGAAAAGTTACTGAGGCTTTGCCAGAACATTTTACTGGTGATTACTCTAAGTTTATTACTTTTCTAGAAAAATATTATCAGCACTTAGATTCTGATGCAGATACTTCTTTCGGTAATGAGATTCGTCAACTGTTTTCTTTAAGGGATGCCGGAGAAACTACAAGGATAGATAACTTAATATCACAGATTGGAAGTGGTATACCAAATGGAGACAATTTTACAGATCCTCGCTATGCGGCAAGAAGACTAGCAGAATTACAAAGAAACAAAGGTACAAAATTTGCCATAGAAGAATTTTTTAGATTATTCTTTCAAGACAGTATAACAGTTGAATATGGAAAAGACAGTTTGTTTATAGTAGGAGCAGGAGACTCAAATGTTCCAGCTTCGCTAATAGGACCAGAATCTTTAAAAGTTATACAAAATGGAAAGCTTTACCAAGTGTTTTCTATTCTTATAAAAACTGCTTTGTCTAGCAATACTTGGGAAGAACTTTATAAAAAATTTATACATCCAGCTGGATTTTATTTTCAAGGATTAGTTACTTCTGATGCAGAAGGATTATTAGCACCAGTAGCACAAGGGTTTATTAATGATTTTGATTCTGGTGTTGTACCAGTACTAACGCAATCTTCTTTAACGGCTACTGCTCCATTTGCACAGCTTACAGCTTTGATAGATTCAGATCAAAATGGTACTGATGATTTTAGAGTAGGATTAGATCAATTAGTTAGTGTATATCAAACCTTAACACCTACACAAATTGATACATTTTACTCGAATATAAGTGAACTAATTGGACCAAATTCATTTAAGTTTGATGATAGTGATATAGGTGACAGCGCAGGAGCAGCAAGACCTGATTTCTCACTTTCTACAGAAACTATGGATAATGAAATATTCGGAAATTACTTAATTGATTCAACTTTCTAGTATAAATAGAACTATTATTTAGGATAAAAAATGACAAGACAAAATATTAATACAGGTTCAGCGGCAAACGACGGTACAGGCGATACTTTACGTACTGCTGGAGGAAAGATTAATGATAATTTTATAGAACTATATAACTTTTTAGGAGCAGAAGGCGATAGTAGTACTTTAGCATCCAGAGTAAAGTTTCAAGATAGTGCGATAGTATTTGAAGGACTAACAGCGGATGCGCACGAAACAAGATTGTTTGCTGTAGATCCTACACAAGATAATATTATAAATTTACCGGATTCTAGTGGTGATATAATACTTACAGTTGCAGCACAAACTTTAACCAATAAGACTATAAATTTAGCTAAAAACACATTAACTGGGACAACTGCTCTATTTAATACAGCTTTATCTGATGGCGATTTTACAACTATCGCTGGAACAGAAACTTTATCAAATAAAACTTTAACAGCACCAGTTATTAACAACCCAAAACTTGCGGCAGGTTCATCACTAAACGATTCTAATAATAATGAATTAATTAAGTTTACACAAACAGCTTCTGCAGTAAACGAGTTTACGATAGCAAACGGAGCCTCAACAACTGGTCCCTCTTTATCTGCAACTGGAGGCGGAGCAAATTTAAATATATCATTAACAGCAAAAGGAACTGGCTCAGTTGAATTAAATAAAGCTGCTTTCTCATCTTCAACAATGACAGCAAATGGGACTGCAAGCACTTCAGCAACTTTAATTATAGGTAATAAAGGGACTGCCTTAGCAGTAAGTTTAGGAGATGGAACAACTGTTGGAGAATATAAGATTTTTACAAATAAAGGTGCAGGAGCCATGACAGTAACACCTACTAATTTTGCTCAAGGCACAGATTTTGAATTAGCACAAAACGATGGATGTACCTGCGTATGGGACGGATCAAATTGGTTCTTAGTAGGAAACCAAAGTAGCGTAACGGTATCATAAGGAATAGAATATGGCAGCAATAATTACAGATATATTTAAGAAAGACATGCTTCAAAAAGTGTTTGATGCAGCAAGTAATGATAGTGACAAAATGTATATAGGCATAGGCAAGTCAGAGCAGTGGGATTCGGCTGAAACAGTTCCTACTCCTATCGATTCACTTAAAGATATAAGACAACTTAGATCTGGATTACAGTCAGTTAAAAAAGCAGGAGATGTTTCTTTTGTAATTCCAAGACACAACTGGAGTTCGGGTAGTACATATAGCGCGTTTGATGATGTGTTTGCTACTATACCATCTGATACTTATTATGTACTAACCGATGAAAATCAAGTTTATATATGTTTGCGACAAAGTCAAAAAGCTAATGGTGATCCAAACGCATCTACAGTTAAGCCAACAGGCACTAGCACTAAACCAATTAAACTTTCAGATGGATATGTTTGGAAATTTTTATATTCATTAAGTGCTGCAAGATCTAGTAAATTCTTATCATCTAATTTTGTTCCAATTCAAAAGATTGACTCTGCAAACGATACTTTTGAGACTCAACAAAAAACTGTACAAGATGCAGCTTCGCCTGGGCAAATTTTAGGAATTGAAGTAACAGCTAATGGTAGTGGATATACGAGTGCAACTGTTACTATAGATGGCGATGGCACAGGAGCTTCCGCTACTGCAACTATTGACGCAACAGGTATATCAAAGATACTACTCGATTCAAGCACAGACAGCGCTATAAAAATGGGACATGGATATAATTTTGCTAGTGTGTCAATAACAGGTGATGGTACTGGTGCGCAAGCTCGAGCAATAATAGGTCCTGATAGTGGTTTAGGCGCAGATCCTAGAAATGAACTTAAATCTACTTCGCTTATGTTTAACGTAAAACCAGATGGTACTGAAAGTACTACTCAAAAAGTAAGTGGATCTACTACGAGCGGATCTTCTTTTATAGTTGATCAAGACTTTAGACAGGTTGCTCTTATAAAAAATGTAACAGATTCTGCAGGTGTTATTTACACTGGAACAAGTGGAAAGACTTTAAGATATTTAGAATTTACAACAACATCTCAAGCTAGTTCATTTCCAAAAGATGCTATTATTACCTCTGCTTCATTAGCTCAAGCAGTAGTAGATGATACGGATAGCTCTAGAGTCTGGTTTCATCAAAATGACTCAACTGGATTTAAACCGTTTATCGAAGGAGAGACTGTTACCGGAGGTGGAGGTAGTGGAACGCTAGTGGCGGCTGGTGTCGACGCGGACACCGATGCATGGGAACATGGAGACGTAGAGAAGATGTCCGGACAAATCCTATATATAGAAAATAGAGCACCAGTTGTAAGATCTGCAAATCAAACTGAAGATATTAAAGTTGTAATAACATTATAAGGTATAAAGATGGCG